GATGTCATTGCTCTTGATGTTACTGTTTGCGATGCGCTTACTGTATATGTACCTACACCACCAGAGCCAGTGCCAAAAGCAGTGATAGTTGTTCCGGCAGTAACGCCCGTGCCAGAGATAATAGAGCCAATACTTAACAAACCAGAACCAGAAGCAACGGCAGATACTGTAAGCGTTGTTCCAGATATAGCGGCGGTACCAGAGAAGTATTCGAATACCTGTATATTAACAAAGCCGCCACCAACAACCCCACCAGTAGCAGAAATAGAACCAGCAAACGTTACATTCTGAGACGCATCAATCGTCATTGCAGTAGTACCTGCTCCCGTACCAGTTTTAAATGCAAGTATGCCTGTGTTATCCCCAGATATACTAAACCCACTAGATGCATTACCTGCTTTAATATTTGTTGCCATAGGTACCTCTTATGAAACTACTACAAAATTAGCGCCAGTATCCACAGTTATCGCGTACCCGTTTGTTACTGCTATAGGTCCGACTAACATCGCATTATTCCCGGCTGTTACTGTGATGTTCTGACTTATTGTGGATGGGTTTGTGAATGGGTAAGAAGAGCCGCCGCCACCGCCTGTAGCATCTAACGTACCCCCAGAAAAAGTTAAGTTGGCTCCAATAGTTACGTTTGAGAACCCACCTGATCCATTACCATAAAGAATTGAAGTACCACTAGTAGCAGGAGCATAGTCAGTACCTGCAGTTGCAGCAGATATGGCTGTACCATTACCTTTTAAAACACCTGTAACACTAGTAGTTAAAGTAATGGCAGGAGTTGTTGTACTTGTGGCTACCGTACCATTAAAGCCGTTAGCAGCAACAATAGATACATCTGTAACTGTGCCACTACCACCTCCACCTGTGGCAGATAAAGTGCCTGCGCTTAAAGATAGACCAGAACCTACAGTTACATTATCAAACCCACCTGTCCCGTTATTGGCAAGTAGTTGTGTAGATGTGCCCGTTGTAGCAGGAGCGTAGTCAGTACCAGCGGCAGCGTTTGAAAATCCACCTGTACCGTTAGCTTTTAATACAGATGTGCCCGTTGTAGCAGGAGCGTAATCAGTACCAGCGGCAGCGGCAGATATAGCAGTGCCATTACCTTTTAAAACGCCTGTAACAGTAGTACTTAAAGTTATTGCTGGTGTAGTAGTTGATGTAGCTACCGTACCATTAAAGCCATTAGCCGCAACAACAGATACATCAGTTACAGTACCACTTCCACCGCCACCACCTGTGCCATAAAAGAGTTCTTTGGTTGTGGTGTTGTATTTAAGTACTTTATCAGGAGAGCCACTAGCCTCATCACGTATTGATGTAATAAACACACCAGAGTTAGGTATGTTGAAGTTAGTACCAAGCGCAGATAGAATAATTGAATTGGGGTTATTTGCTACAAACGCTTGTGCGCCTATAGCAATCGAATAGTTTGCTGGTGTGTTTACATATGCGTTTTGACCAAGTGCTACACTACCTACCCCGTTAGCTATTGCACCTCGACCAACTGCAGTTGATCCGCCCCCTGCAGCTGACGTGCTCCCCGCAATACTATTAAGACCAACAGCTACACCATTAAAGTTAGATTGCGCCCCCCTACCTATAGCAGTGGCGTTATTTGCTAACACAGCTGAATCGTAACCTAGTGTAGTTGAACTTGAATAAGTCCCTACTAACTCTGTGGTAAGGCCAACAAGATATTTTTCACTAGGGCCTGTTATAAATACATCCTGTGTACCTGAAGCAAAATTAATATAAGCAGTGGTGCCCAAAGAGTTTGAAAATACAGTAGTACGGGCTAGAGTTCCATATGAACCGCCTGTTGTCCACGTACCAAGACCTACTTCCCAGTTATTACCTGTTTGATCTGCGATAGTGTAATAGGTAGTGTTGCCCGTACCTATTGTAGAAAACCCCACAAACCCAGTAACAGGACCTAATAGTGTTACCGTACCCGTGCCCGGAGCTGTACACGTTTCTTTTACCCTATTATTAAATCTGAGTGCCATAATTATTCCTTACACCTCAAGTGCTGTGTCAATATCTACCCAACTATCCACCACGCCTGTATCTATAGTAGTCCAGCTTGTGCTGACGGGGGTGTCTATATCCTGCCAATCTGTTTCGCCGCTACTGTTAATTAGAGGCCATTGTATTCTTGCTTCAACTGTACCAACTGATCCTGTTGCAGATTCCCCGTTTAATATAACAGAGTATAAAATAACTGATAAAATGCCTGTTATACCTGTAGCAGTATTACCGGTTAGTTCTTGACCTCCGATTACATCGCCTACGGTACCTGTAGCTTCAACTCCAGTAATATTAACTTCGGTAAGTACATCAACAATACCGTCAGACGTGGTTCCTGTTACGCCAGTTAATAGAACGTCTACTGTTACACTAACACTACCTACAGACGTTGTAGCTGATACCCCGGTTAGGGTAGCCGCTTTTCCTAGATCGACGTTACCAACAACTCCAGTACCCGTTACACCCAAAATATTTACATCATGGGTATTACCTAAATTACCTACAGTTGTTGTGGAAGAAACAGCAGATAGCGTCGGTATTACAATAACCGAGCCTGCGGACCCTGTAGCAGTTACGCCAGTAAGATTTACTGTACCGGGCGTTACATTAGATGTAGGTACCGCCGCAAAAGGGGTTTCGGCGAACGAATCTATACCAAATAACATGGCTTCTCCGCTCGCCTTTTATTAAGTTAAGCTATATTCAATAAAGCTGTACCAGCAGCATTTGTAGGCATCACCAGTGTGAAAGTACCTGCAGTAATCGTCTGCGATCCAAATGTATGAACACTAACTGCTTTATTTGATTGTGTACTGTTATAAACTAATACAGCATCAAACGCCGTTGTAAGAGTAACGGTTGTATATACAAATGAAGCTGTTGGGGTAGTAAATGCTGTTGTACCACTAGTAGTAGGCGCATTCCAAGATGAAATAGTTACTCCGCCCGCAGTGTAGTTTGTACCAGCACTACTTACTTCCCCAGTTGTAGTGTACGCAGTTGTACCTGCACCTAATGAAGCAGATGCCAAATATAGAGCTGCTTTAAATGTATCAGCCACGTTTGTGCCACGAGTAGGTGCAACACCAAAGTTATGGGTTGCAGTGAGTAGCTCCGCTTTAAACGAAGTGCACATTGCTTGAGTATTCGCCATGATTAAATCCTATTAAAAAGATGCGGCGACGGCATCGCCAGTTACTGTAAATTTTTTCAATGTCATATGCACTGAACGATGTACCAGCTCGCCGTCAAGCCAATACTCAACCCAATGAGTAGTTTCATTATCGTTGTCGATAGTACCGTCTTTTTTCTCAAGGAGAGCTTCATCCATCTCACCTTTCGTCGTAGTAATTATTGCCATCACTTCTCCTAGACAAATCTTAAAAGCGCCGTTGTAGCAGAGTTAACCGGCATAGTTACTGTATTACTCACGCTAGTAAATATCTTATCTGAGCCAAAGTCCAACACAGCTACTGATTTATTATCCTGAGTGCTGTTGTATATCAACGCGCCACGCGCAGTAAAGTTAGCACCGGGCCAAGATACGTTACCAAAGTTTATGTAGACTGTATTAGTACCCACATCAGTATTAATAGTTACGCCATTCATTGCAACACCACCCGCTGTGTATCCAGTATCGTCAGACGGCACTTCATTGTCTGTTGTGTACTCAGTAGTATTTGGACCAATCGATGAATATGCAGTATACAAAGCCATATAAAGAGTGTCCGTAGCAAGGTTTTGCCCGCCTTGGACTATCTCATTCCTAAAACTCAGCGTTTGACCTTGTTGGATAGGCATTATGGGTTGACCTTAATTTTTGCTTGTCCGTCTCTGTATGCGTCGCCACGCTCGAGACCAGTTCCTAGACGATTCAATTGAGACAGTGCTTCATCATACTTAGCTTTGTAGAACGCCATTACGTCTTGCTCACCCTTCATAAACACATAGGCTTCAAGCAATGCACCGTATAACAAGACTGGGCTATAGTTTAAACTCAACCATGTAGTGCCATCTTCAGCGTCTACGATCGACTGTGGGTATGCGTAGTAATGTAACTCTACGTTGTAGTTAATATCTGGTGTTGGGGCAAACATAAAACTCAACGTGTCTTGTGTAACACCCTCAACTACATTTGCGCCAAACAACGCATAGTATTTAGGCGTTCCAGTTTCAGTAGGGTTTGGATACGATGCCCGTAAAAAGTTCACGTCTTTATTCAACAGATACTCGTACCCTGTTGGCGCATTCTTAATCGCCATAGAAAACACCGACATAAAGTCATCGGGGCATGATAAATACATACCTACTGGGTTTGTTGTCGAGTTATACGCTGGAAGTATTCCGGTTACATTCTTACGAAGCGGCGGTATCTGCACCGAATTATAAATGCGCTCTTCCGCTTGTTGTACAAACGTAGGTATGTATTCTATAAACGCAGGGTCATCGTTCTGCGTATAGGTAATGATTGCATCTGTAAGTTCGGTGTATGTCATTTGTTACGCCATTGGTCCACGTGCCATTACGCCTTTAGTAGCTGCGCCTGTACCACGGATTTTAATACCGTCAGTCTTTACATCTTCACGAGCAGGGTCACCAGCGCTTACACGCATAGCAGGTTTGCCGGGTTTAACTTCACGTGCAGACTGTGTATTAGGGTCTTTAGCTATGCTGATAGATTCTTTAGTGTTCACTTTACCCCCACTCATTGTATGTGGTTGAGCATAAACAGAAGCATTACCTACCTCTTTGCCCATTACTTTATTAGAAAACTTAGCCATTAGCGGCCTCTGCTAGAAACTTTTTGATTAGCTACTTTAGCCAAACCACGTCCAAGCTGTCTCATTTGAGCGTTGGTTTTACCGCCTTTAGCCATCTTGTGCATACGGGACTCATGGCTTTTAACCGCTTTCTTAGCGACCTTTTCCATTAGTGGTTTGTCTTGTTTTACGTCTTCGTGTTTCATATCCTACTCCTAAGAAATTGTTACTGATCCTACTACGCATTGTACTGCTAATGCATTCGGAGTTAATAGTGCATCAAACCCACTTGCTCCACCAACAGGGGACCAGCCCCACTGAATTACTCTACTACCACCCGCTGGGTATCCATCTTCATCTAGCAATACGCCAGACACGTCAGATGTTTGTAATCCAGACATACCAGATTGCGTGTAGCTTACGTCTGGTCTTGGTTCTCTTACAGCTTGCGGGTCATTAACTGGATACAGACCTAACGATAGCTGCGGCTGATCCGGCTCCCAACAATTCTGACAAACTTTAATGCTGACCTGTTTAGTCTTAATTGTGAGCTTACGTAACTGTTTAAGCTTGTATCTAAACCCACACCGATCACATTCAGCAATCGCAAACTTACCTGACGAATACTTACTTGACATACATTACCTGTAAAAGGTCATGCGCGGTACAAAACGATCCGGTGCTTTTTCTCTATCCTCAGATGATGCCAAATCCCATGCTTCATCGTACTGCATCTTTAACATGGCAATGCGATCAGGAGCCACTTCAGGCAGCTTTACTGATAGCATATAAGCTAACCCAGCCACCATACAGTTCTGGAAGCGAAACGGAATATCTTCAACATTAGCACCTGTACCAGCGTCCACCATGCGCTTCAAACGCCAGTAAACAAAATAATAGAAGGGCGCATCCACCGTGCCTTGATCTGGTGAAGGCCAAACATTAATCTGTGGAACTTGAGGTGTTGCGCCTACTAAATTAGTAGTTTGTCCTGAACGGCGGTTTACCCACACCTGAATAGGACGACCTTGCGTTATTTTGTTCGGGATTGTTGAGTAGGTGGAAACGCTAATTCTACTGATGTTAATATCAGTTTGGCTGCCAATTTGTCCGGGATTAGTGCGAATAACATGTTCCAATAAATCCACGGTGTTAGCAGGTAAATCATATACGTACTGTCCTTGTATAAGAGGAATCTGACCTTGCTCAACAGTCCATAAGTTAATCCCGCGATTAGCCCACTCAGTAATCAGTAAATTCAAACTACGTCTAGCGGTACGGAAGTGATAACCAGTACGCATCTCCACGCCGCAACGCTCAAAGGCTTCTTCCATTAGCTCATTGAGGTCAGGGTTAAACGCTGTTGTGGAGGTTGTAAATGGCATCAGATTCTTTCTAGAACTTCATACCCACGCAACATTGTGCGGAGTCTTTCAATCTCGGCATCGCGCTCTTCCAACTTCTTAACCAAACTAGCACTCAAGTCATATGCGTCAACTAGAACCTTCATACGCTCGTTATGGTCGTCCATCATCATTTGGTATAAACGCTCAGATGCTTCTATTTGCTTTTGATAAAAGTCACTCATTGTAGTCATTATCTAAACCCTGCAGTTTTTTTGGCTATGCCCTTAGGCTGCTTAACAAATTGTTTGCCAGCAGCTTTACCTTGTCGCTTTGCCTTCGTTGTGGCTGCATACTCGGCGGGGCTTAGCGCTTTTATCGCCTTTTCTGGGAGATACCGCTCTCCTGTCTTTGACGATGGTTTTCCACTTTTGGTTCGCCATTTCTGATCTCCCCAATTTTTAAGCGACTGTTGCGGGGCTTTCATATTAGTCCCTGTATCCACCACCCGCTGCTTTATATTTCTTAGCAACGAGCTGTGCTTTACGAGCTGACCACTGACCTGCGCCTGTACCGTGTGTTGCTGCAGCTTTTACTTGAGACACAATCTTTTTACGTAGACCGGGCTTCGTGTAATTACCAGCAGCATTAACCTTCCCACCTTCTTTATATTGTTTAAAGTCAGTGTCATCCCTGCGGGACTTTTCAGTCCCTTTGGGCATTTTGGAAGGGTTAATTGCACCCATACCACGCGAGGCTAGCATTAGCAGTAACCGCCTTTTTTCATACCTTTGTTACCAGCCATAACAACCATCTTACCTTTGGTTTTACCTTTAGTAGCTATACCGTCACGGCTAGGAGCTGCAGTTTTTACTTTGCCCATAGATGTCATACCACCCGAAGCCATCTTTTTAACCTTACCGCCTTTTTTCATACCAGATTCAGACTTCTCGTCTTTCTCTTTAGGTGCAAAAATACCCTTTTTCATATCTTCAACAGATTTTTGTTTCATTGATATAGGCATGTCTTTCTCCTTAAATTAAGCTCTAGTTTTACCACGAATTGCGCAGCCGTCTGCACGGGATGAAGCTGAACCGCCGCTTTTAAAAGTTTTGCCTTTATCGGCTTTAGTAAATTCGGCACCTACTTTTTGCGGGATACCGAGTTCTTTAGCTTTGGCAGGGTTATTAGCCACCATCGCCATTAAATTGTGTTGTTTTTTAGACACACTAGGCACGAGTCTTACCCCTAATTGCGCAACCATCTGCACGGGCTGAAGCTGAACCGCCTTTTTTGTATCCGCCGGGGTCAGTAGATTCTTTGATTTCTTTGTTTGCTTTAGCTGTTTCTGAACGAATAAATTCTTTTAAGGGCATACCTCGTGCTTTAGCTTGCTGCTCTTGTTCAGTATGTAAAGCTTCAGTATGCTTTTGGTATTTAGATTTAGGTTGAACTAAATTCTCACCACTCAGATTCTTTTTAGCCTCTGCGTAGCCTTTATTTTGCATTGCATCCATTTTGTCGTATAAACGATCAAGTTCTGGAACGCTTTCGCCTTTAGCACGACGAGCTTCTAGGTCGCGCATCTTTGTTTGCATTTGAGATAAATCAGCCATTATCTTACCCCTTGAGCTTGCTAATAAATTTCTGAACAGTTTTGGTTTCCCAAATGCGAATGCTTGTCCAGATTATAGTGAATAAAGCCGCAATGGCTGGTAACGTCTCCATCAATGTTCCTAGTACTGTTATAACGGATAACGCATCGACTGCGTGTTTAGTTGCTTCGTGTTGGTCTAACATTTCCACGCCCTCAATGATTTGTTTATACGGCTATTCGGATCATTTGCTGTTTTCGCAGATGTGAGCTTCTTCTTCATACCTGACATACGGGCGCAGAATGACTTTTTCCGACTTCCGCCTTCCGGCTGGGGAGCTTTCAAGTTCATACCTTGCGCTTTGGCAGAGGCTCTCCCTTTGGCGTTTAGTCCACCACTGGGGTTCTTTCCCTCTTTCCGTTGCCATGCCGGAGACTTAGCCATAAAACACCGTTACTTTTGCCGATGTTGGTACCGTTACATGTACATCCGTTGTAAACAAAATACCTTCACCCGGAATAGGTAAAGTAATAGGTTGTGTGCCAGTGCCGATATTAAATTGAAGTCGAATAACACCTGAAGCGCCTCCGTCTCTAAATATAACATCGCCAGCAGTACCACCAGAAATACAATGATAACCTTTAAGACGAGTGCGACCAGACACCATAGTGCCTGTCGCTTCAATATGCGCTGCCTTTACGTCTGTTTGCATCATGATAGATGCTCCTTATTACGCTTGGGTGTTAGTAGGGTTTGCAGCGCCGCTAGAATCACGAACAACGTAAGTAATTACAACAGTAGCAGCACCAGTAGTTAAAGAAGTGCCAGTAGCAGTGTAAGTAATCAAGTCGTCAGTAGTGCCAGTATTAGCAGCAAGAGCAGCAAATGTCGAAGCAATCGTTACGCTAACAACGCCAACGTCAGTAATAGTCGAAGCTGTAGCTACATCAGTACCACCGATAGTGATCTTTAATGTAGTAGCGGAACTAAATACAGTAGAAGTGATAATCTGAACGCCAGTAATTAACGAGCCAGCAGGAATTGAACCTATAGTGCCAGTCAGTGAGTTAGTAAACGTTTGAAAAGTTACAGGAATAGTTTGGGCAACAACAGTTGCGCCCATATTGCGAACGGTACCAGCAGTAGTGCCAGTCGTGTTTTTAACGGTGCCTAATAACCAAGGACCAAGGTGAGTAGCGAAACCCATGATAAATTTTCCTCACATGCGAGTTAAGTACGCCAATCTGCATGTTGCTAGCCGGGGCTATTTGACGTACCGGAGTTCCCGGAATAGTTCTGTTATACCACACTCAATAAAAAAAGCAAGTACAATATCAAAATGCCACATAAAGATATTAGCGCACGTCGGGCGACAAACCGACGACACTATGAAAGAAACAAGGCTGCCGTTATTAAGCGCAATAAAGAGTTTAAAGTTACTGCAAGGGCTAAATGGGCGGAATTTAAAGCTACTCTATCCTGCACAAAATGCGGTGAAAACCATCCTGCAACTCTTGACTTCCATCATGTGGTTAAGTCCAAAGACAACGTTAAAGTATATAAGCTAACTGCGGATGGGGCATATAAAAAAGCCCTAAAAGAGATTAAGAAGTGTATCGTGCTGTGTGCCAATTGTCATAGAAAGCATCATTACGAAGAGGCTCAAGAAAAAAAGAAGGGAGCCGAAGCCCCCTCAGATTAAATTTCGTTTTCGTCGAAATCGTAGTAGTCGTCTGAATCTTCGTACTCAAACCAATCATCTTCGTCTTCGTCGTAGTAGTACCAGACTTCATCTTCTGCATCAAACCACCAAGCTACACCATCTTCATCGTACTCAATATCCAAATCTTCTTCGTATATTAGTTCGCCGTCTACATAAAGTTCAATCAACATTTTATTTCTCCGCCAAGAAAACAGCCACATAGCTGCATTCATATTATACCG